GGATTCGATCAGTAAGCGTAAGAAGCCATTCACTGTAGACTACACAGGTTTTGGATGGGTATTGATTAAGAAGGGTGTTTTTGAAAATCTTGAGTATCCTTGGTTTGCTCCTAAGATGCAAGTTTTTGAATCTGGAAATGTTCAGGATATGTGTGGCGAAGACGTTTCATTCTGTCTTGATGCAAAAGATGCAGGCTTTGAAATCTGGTGTGATCCTCGGATTCGTGTTGGACATGAAAAAACTCGTATTATCTGATGAAGAAGTTTAACGTACTTTATAAAGGACGTAAGATTTATACGGACCTTACACATGAAGAGTGTGCTGAGGTCCTTCAAGATCTCTCAGAATCGTTTTTCTCGGGAGATGATATTGATCCTAGTTTAATTGAATTGGAGGAAACTAATGGCTAAAGGTGGATCTAATAAGACTGTGTTTGAACCTGGCGCACCAAAGAAAACTCGTCAAGGACGCTCGGCAAGAACTCTTCTTAGTGCGACCTCTCGTAATGGTCGTAAGAAGCGTTATCGTGGACAAGGTAAAGGTTAATAGTATAGATAAGACAGGATCACCTCCTGTCTTTTTTAATATCTTAATATGTCGTATCTAAATCACAATCTTCCAACGATTACTTGTTATATTCGTAATGAATTTTTGTATAATCATAAAAAAGGGCATGGGGAGGTTACTTTATGCGATGTACATTCTGTAGCGTCCTTAGAGAAGCATGTACCCCTCTTTGAGGCGTTTTTAGAGAACGGGGTGAATTGGACACGTAGACCTATTCATGCATTCTGTTGGAAACCAGACGCACCAGTACCAGAGTTAGAAGAGTGTATGTGGTGGGATTGTTTTTCTCCTTATATTGATGTTCAAGTGCGTTCAAGACTTGCTAACTTACGCGCTGAATTAATTAATTATAGAGGAGAAAAGAACGAAGGCACTTATTTGTTTACTCTTGACTGGTCATGGGAGTCAAAATCTACGCTGAATACAAACTTTAGTGAGACCCCAGAACATAAATGTGCTCATTTTTTCAAGATGGACAATGGTAATTTTTATGCGTACCCTAATAATAAGATATTATGGTATGATGATGCATGGACAAAGAATAGAATTACCAAAAATCCAGGATATGAAATTGATTTAACCGAATATTCCGTCGAAAATCGTCGTAAAATTGAGACTTCAGACGATTTTATGTACGAAATTACAAAAATTCGGGATAGCAACCCCGTAAAAAGTTCTGATTTAACAGATCAGGAGCAAAAAAATGGAAGAAAAAATGCTGAGGGAGATCGCTAATGATGATTTAACTCCCAAAAAACATGATTTTAAGGTTCAAAACGAAATTCATGAAAGAATTCGCAATGATGAGGACTATGATGATTGGGAATACGGCACAGAACCACTCTATGAAGTCAAAAATCCCGAATAAATAAGGTAGAATTATACTATTAAATGCCTCTACAAAGGGTAAGTCAAGGGTTTAAGGATATAAGTATGACTTTTCAGAGCAATCCTCTGAACAGTGACTTGATAGCACTCAAAAATGAGAATGCTATCTCGCGTTCTATCCGAAACATTGTATTTACCCTCCCTGGAGAGAAGTTTTTTAACCCAGAATTTGGATCTAGAGTCTCAAAAATTCTTTTTGAAAACATTGATGAGATTGCTGCATCCAATATTAGAGATGAAATAGCATCTTCTATTGTAAACTATGAACCGAGAGTTGATTTAACTGATGTTATAGTCACCGCAGACTATGATAACAATTCTTTTGATGTAATAATTCAGTATACAATAGTGGGAATAGACGTTCCTACACAACAATTACAATTCGTTTTGCAACCAACTAGGTAAAATGCCGCTAGTAAATTTTTCTAACCTGGATTTTGACCAGGTTAAAACAACGCTTAAAGATTATCTAAAAGCTAATCCAAATTTTACTGACTATGACTTTGAAGGATCTAATCTTTCAACTATACTTGATGTATTGGCATACAACACCTACATTACTTCATATAATGCCAATATGGTTGCAAATGAAGTATTCATTGATAGTGCTACCATCAGAGAAAACGTCGTTTCTCTGGCAAGAAATATTGGATATATACCCCGCTCAAGAAAAGCAGCATCTGCTACAGTATCTTTCTTTGTAGACGTTTCCAATGTAGCTCCTGCACCTGCTTCTTTAACCCTAAAAAAGGGAATCGTGGCAACTTCATCTGGTAATTTTGGAAATCAGTCTTTTGTATTTTCTATACTTGATGATGTGACTGTTCCAGTCTTTAATCAGGTAGCAACTTTTACAAATCTAAGAATATACGAAGGAGTTTTGCTTACAAATAATTTTACATACTCTGCTAGAAATCCAAATCAAAGATATATTTTACCAAATTCTGGAATTGATAGTGAACTCATATCAGTTGCTGTAAAATCTAACGAAAATGCCACAACATCAGTAAAATATGTCTATCAAGATAGTTTATTTGATATAGATGCGTCTTCAAATGTATATTTTCTCCAAGAAATTGAGGATGAAAGATATGAATTGATCTTTGGTGATGGAATATTTGGAAGACAGTTAGAAGAAGGTAATTTTATTACTGTCGATTACATCACTTCAAATGGAGATAGTGCAAATGGAGTTGCTAGTTTTAATTTCTCCGGAAGATTAACATATACAATAAATTCTATTGAATATACAGTAACATCTGGAATTTCTTTACTTGCAACTGGAGTTACTGCAACTGGTGGGGAGAATATTGAATCTGTAGAATCGATTAAAAAATATGCGCCAAGAATATATGCTTCTCAGAATAGGGCATTAACGGCAAATGATTTTGAAACCCTCATACCTTCAAAGATTTATCCAGAAACTGAAGCAATTTCTGTATTTGGTGGTGAAGAGTTAATTCCTCCACAATATGGAAAGGTCTTTATAAGCATTAAACCTAGATTTGGAGACTTTTTACCAAATCTGGAAAAGGAAAGTATCAAATTAAAATTAAAAAAATATGCTGTTGCTGGAATAGTTCCAGAAATCCTTGATTTGAAATACTTATATGTTGAAGTTAATTCAAAAGTTTATTATAATACAAATCTAGCACCATCTTCTTCCTTTGTATCTAGTATTGTTCAGTCTAATGCAACAAAATACTCAGAGTCAAATGAATTGAATAGGTATGGCGCAAGATTTAAGTACAGTAAATTCTTGAAAATGATTGATGATAGTCAAGAATCAATCACATCCAATATCACTACAATTCAGATGAGAAGAGATCTGAGAGTAGTTTTGAATACTTTTGCGGAATATCAAATTGGTTTTGGTAATGAGTTTCATATCTCAAGTATGGATGGATATAATATCAAATCAACTGGGTTCCAAGTAGCAGGAATTTCTCAAACTGTTTATCTTAGCGATATTCCAGATACAAACAGAGAAACTGGATCTTTATTCCTGTTCACTGTCGGATCATCAAATTCAAGAACCCCAACAATTCTGAGAAGAAATGTTGGTAAAATTGACTACAAAAATGGTATTATAACAATTAATCCAATAAACATTTTATCAGGTAAGATAAAGGATGGTCAACCAATTATTGAGATTTCCGTCGTACCTCAGTCAAATGATGTTGTTGGAAAACAGGATCTTTATTTGCAACTAGATATTAATAGCAGTATTTTTGAAATGGTGGTTGATGAAATTGCTTCAGGATTAGATCCAGCAGCATCCAAATACATTGTATCTTCAAGCTACAACAACGGGAACCTAGTAAGATTGTAATAACATGTCAGAAAAAAGAATTCAAATCAAAGACGTTGTAAAGAATCAAATTCCACAATACGTTAAAGAGGACTTTCCTCTTGTTGGGGAATTTTTATCTCAGTACTATCTTGCTCAGGAATTTCAGGGTGCTCCCATTGATTTACTTCAGAATATTGACCGATATGTTAGAGTAGATTCAACAACAGAGTTAAAAACCTCAACAATTCTTGGTTCAAATATCAGTGAATTTGATGAAAATATCAACATTAGTCTTTTAGATTCTGAAACTGGAACAAAAGGATTTCCCGAAAAGTATGGATTAATTTCTATTGATAACGAATTAATCTTATATGAAACCAAAACAGAAAGTGCGTTCATAAACTGCTATAGAGGATTTAGTGGAATTGTTGCGTACAAAAATACTAATGTTGGTATAGCTGCTACCTATAAGCTTAATCCAAATGATGAGCTTATCTTTAAGCAATCAAGTGCGGAGACTCATACTGAAGGAACAGAAATCTTTAACCTAAGTGGTCTTTTCCTCCAAGAGTTTTTAATCAAAACAAAGTACCAAATTGCCCCCGGATTTGAA